AATTGGAGACCTGTCCTAAAACAGATTTGGCATTTACAGAAAACATATGGAGGGCAGGAGTCATGGGTAAGAGCATTGAGCAACGAACAGGATATGGAAGTTGCGTTTGATGATGTATCTGAACTATTCGACTTCACCCTAACCTTTGACGCTAACTCACTCGATCAGAAAGAATCGATTGAAAGACTTAAAATACTAGGTGACATCTTTGGTCAATTTGACCGGGAAGGTGTTGCTCGATATGACGAGTTCTTAAAGATGTTTGCGGAGGCAATTGATCCAACACTTGCGGATCGACTTATCATGCCAAAGCAGGAAGCACAAGAAAAGGAAGCAGAAGAAACAAGTTCTGATATTGCTAAGATTGCTTCCGGGCAAGTTGTCAATGCACCCCAAAATGCAAATACACAACTCAGGCAACAAATTATTCAACAATTCGTTGAGGGGACTGAAGAAATTCCTGCGACAGATGTTCAGGAAAGATTGCAATCTGATGAAGGGTTTAAGGCCCGTATTGAGAACTATATGAAGATGCTTCAGCACCAAGACGATCAACGCAGGAATGCCCTTACGGGCAGACTAGGAGCACCTCCCGGTAATGCCCCTGCAACCTCCGCACAATGACCCTAGAAGAAGCAGTTTTAAAACTAGAGGGTAACCCCTCATTTGAGTTCATAATGAATATGATGAAGCATTATAAGGAAACCCATGTTTCAGACTTGAGCAACATGGCAAATGCAGAAAACCCACAACTTTTAGCATACCTTGCCGGGGGCATAAGTGCGACAGGTATTATGTTGGATCAAATCGATGAGTGCAGAAGCAAAAGACCAAGTAAGGCATGAAGCAAAAATGTTGCTTAATCGTTGGGATGAGGAATCTGATTTGGACGAAAAGCAGATTGCTAAATCTGTACTTGAGGGGGTTAACGAATGGTTGGAAGAGGAAATTGTCGAATTTGATTCTGACATTGATTTGGGGGAAGAAGATGACGAAGAAGAAAGTTAGTCTAAATAAAAAATTTTCAGGATATAATTCCTACTACGGCAGAAGAAATTCTGCAGATAAAAAATAAGAATGCGACTTAACCAAAAATGCAGATATGAGCGAAACACAATTAGTCGAGGTTGCAGACAATGAAAACGCAACAGAACAAAACCAACAGAACCTAACTAGCGATGACCTTCTTAGTTATCTAAGTGGCGAATCGTCCGAAGCAGAACCTACTGAACCAATTGCGGAAGCAATTGAAGAAGTAGAGGAAACTAAGGAAGTTCTTTCTCAGTCAAATGAAGATGAAACCTCTAGTGAGGGGGAATCTGAAGAGGATGATCACGAAAGTGAAGAAGACTCTGAAGATGAACCTGAGCAACCCAAGAGTGTACAAAAACTTCTGAAACAGGTCTCACGATTAACTGCAAGAAGCAAGGGTGCTGAAGAGGCAGTTGAGCAATTGACGCAACAAGTTGAGTCCATGAAGTTGGACAAGAAGGTTGAGCAAAATCCTACTATTGAGGAAGCACAAGACCTGAAGCAACTTGAAGTCCTTCGTGAAGAAGCATTGTCTGCCAAAAAGTGGGCAAGGAAGCACGAAGATGAGGACTATGTGACAGAAGGAGAAAAGGAGTATACCAAGCAGGAGATTAAACAAATTAGAGATAGTGCTGAAGAGCACCTTGAGGAATTAATTCCGGCAAGAAAAGCGTTTCTAAAAGCAAGGCAAGAATCTGATCAAATCGCTTTTGATCAATTTCCACAATTAATGGAAAAGGATAGTGATGATCGAAAATTGCTAGAGAATATGATGCGTGATCCAAACCTTCAAGGTTTGAATAAAATCCCTAATGGTTTGTACCTTCGTGCTTTGATGATCGAAGGTATAAAGTCAGTTAAAGCAAGGAAAGATGGGACTAAAAAACCTGTCAAAAAAATTGCTAAAACAAGGCCAAAACCTCCACCTCCAACCGCACCGGGTTCAGACGCAAGTCCACCAATGAGGAGTTCAAATTCTAAGACTGATCAAAGGAAACAAATGTTGGGTGAATCAAACATATCGGAAGGGCAACTTTCCGCATTCTTATCAACTTAAAATATTATTTATTATGTCAACAGCAACTTCCTATGATTTAGGTGATCGTCCCTCGGAAAGAGGTGCTCGTGAATCCTTAGACAATACTCTTCGCAGAACTGCAGTAGAGCAAACTCCAATGTTCTCACTTTTGCCCCGTGGCCCAAAGGCCAATGCAATGTTTAGTGAGTTTTTAGTAGACGATTTAGATCGTCCTCGTTTCCCCGGTATCGTTGATGGTAAACCCCTCAAGTATACAGGTGGAGTAGATGATGGTGCAGGTAATCGTCTTGCAGATGACTTTGTGGATAAAACCGCAGATCGTGCTCGACTTGGAAATAGAATCCAACAAATCGAGCGAACATTTGCCGTGACTCCGCAAGCGGAAGCAGTTTCTGTTGCCGGCCCATCAGATTTATATGGGTCAAGCAAGGCCCGTGCATTGATCGAAATGAAACGAGATATGGAAGCATTGATTTGCTCCGATACTGACATTGGAACAGGTGACTCTGCTTCGGGTGATACTCTTGGTGCTCTTGGTCAATGGACTGACCCTACTAACACCTCTTTGTACCCCGGTACTAATGGAACGAACTATCGTTCAGTTACTGCTTCCCGTTTTGATCTCACAGGTGCAAAAGCAGGTGGTGCTGATCTTACTGAAAATGATTTGCGTGACCTGCTACAAGCAGTTTACGAAAATCATGGTAATGCAGTCTCATATCGTCTCGTTGCCGGCCCGGAAGTCATTAATTCTGTAAGTGGATTTACGAGATTGTCAGTTGCCAATCACGCAACTTACCAACTTACTCAGAATGTTGGTGATGGGGTTCTTAAACTTAGTGTTCAGGAATATATCTCCGATTGGGGACGAGTATTCTTAGTGCCAACCTTACTGAATGGTTTTAGTTCAGGTGGAACTCTTGGTGCAGGTCAACGCAATCGTGGTTATTTAATTCCCGGAGATGGAAACCTTCAAATTCGTTATCTTGAAGACCTCAAGACAATGGACTTGGTTGATCCTGATGGTGGAGGAAAGCGTGGTCTTTGCCGAGCAATGATGACCATCACTCCAACTGCAGGTGGAAAACCTCTTGGTTCAATCGTTTAACATTAGTTAATCCTAATGTGATGTGTACGGGTGAGGGGGTGATGTCCTCCCCCCTCACCTACATTTTTTTCCTATGAGTCTAAATATTATAATAAAAGGTGGAGGTAAAAATATTTCTGATGAGCAATACATTGAGCGTTTGCAAAAACGCAACCATGAGGAAATGCTCAAGGAAAAGGTAACCTACAAAGAAAGACAACGGGCAGTTGCTAAAGCACATGCAGACATGAAAGGTAAGAAGTCTAAACACTTCAAACCTGTCGGAGCAATTGACGCACGAACCTTTCTTCGTTGGGAGCAAAAAGACCCCGGTTTTTGGAATGATACGGCAAATAGGGATAAGTTTTACAAAGACAATCCTGAATGTCGTATCCAATCTGATTAATGCCAACCCTAGACCTATCATATACAAATGTTGTAGATCGTTATAAGGCATTAATTGGTGTTGATTCACTTTCGACAGAAGATGGTTTAGCATTAAGAGAGTTTGTAAACGCACGGGTAAGAACTGCCCACGAAAGATACCCATTTCCTGAATTTACTATTGTTGGTGAAGCAGTTAATGTTGGGACAGGGAGTCAGGTAGTTTTAAAAAATATAGCAAATATATTCAGTTCTAATGTAACACTTACCTATCCGGCAGACATCATTTACAGACTCCACAAAAGTCATCCAAGGTTACATACAATTGATGACTTTGGAGAAGAGTGGAACTTCAACCCAATTGTAACCTCATTGGGTGATCTAACTGCACTTATCCACAAGGGCACTACCAATGATATTGGTACTATTTATGTAACCTACAGGAAGGATTTGGTTCGTCACATAAATGGAAGTCTTAATGTGACAACAGGTAAATATGGTTTGGAGACAGGTGATAATAATTACCTTCCTTATTCAATTTCTAGTTATGTCATACATGGAAGTTATGCTGAATTTTTAAAGTCAGACGGGCAAGCATCCAAGGCAATGCAAGAAGAGCAAGTAGCAAGTATGCATTTGCAACAAGCAATCGATAAAATTCAAAACCAATCAAGAGGGTTTATGAATGACATAATCGAGTATAGACCTACATCTCAATTTGGAAGGCACAATAGGTCAACAGGTGGTCAACCAATTAACGCAGGGACAACAAGCGATATTCAATGAAACATACAACTTTCAATGAATTAAAAAAGAAGTTTCAGTCCATTGCCGGATTGTCTTCATTGACCAATACAGATTTATTTTTCTTTAAAAATTCATTAAACCAACGACTCAATGATGCGTGGTCTAGGATGAATTGGCCTGAGTTAATTGAGGTAAAGACTATAAGCATAGCACCTGATTCTACAGGCACACATGTGGGGTCAACCGGGGATGAAGATATCCTGCAGGTTTATAATAAGAACCCTCATTCTGAAAGAACTGCAAGGGTCATAAACTATCAATTAATTGATAGTAAGATTTATCTAAATGTTAACGAAATCATTTATAATAACGAAGTGTTCGCATTAATAAAAAAAGCATTTGTTGAGTACAATGAGGACTCAACAGATATTCCTAAGATTTTTGAGAGTTACTTAACATCTGCAATATTAAGTGACTTTTACCGGGGGGATGGACAGGGAGATTTAGCAAGCAGAGAAGAGGGCCGATCAGAAGAGTTTCTGATTAGGCAAATTGACAGGATTGAGCGTTTACAACAACAGAATCCATTGATGGTCACTCAATATAACAATACGGCAACAAACTCTATATTTTATTCATAATGGCACAAGGAAATGTAAGAAATTTAACGGGAGGTAATGGTGGAAAGTTACTCCCATCAGGAGTCAACTTTACAGGTGATTTTGAAGCAATTCAGTTTACTCAAGATTCTCAAATTCACTCATACACGGGAAACATAAATGAGTCTGATGCTTCATTCTCAGGACTAAATGTCCCGGCAGGTTTTACTATGTTTGGAAGAACAAATCAGATTCAATTAAGTTCAGGTTCAGCAATCGTTTACCATTACTCAGGATGATGGCATCAAACTTAGGTTTTGGATTAATTTACCACTCAGGTTTGCTTGGTAGTTTTACCTCTGTAGTGCCTTCAGGTGAAGGTGAATTAATTTCAGATGAAGATGGTGATGGTTTTACAACTGAACTTGGAGTTCCAATTGTGGAGGAAGGATAATGTCAGTAAAGATATCAGAATTGCCGGAGATAACTGCAAGTCAACTTTCGCTTGATGATGTTGTCCCTATTGTCGATTTAAATCCACTAGGAACTCCTAGAACTAAAAGAGCAGACTTAACTGCCCTGTTCACCAAAGCACCCGTTAGATCAGTAAATGGTCTTGATACGGGACATGTGTCGCTTGCATCGACTCATCTGACAGATGCGTCTACAATTGGCAGAATTTTAAACATAAATGGATTCAGTACCGGGATTGTTTCTTTAGGGTCTTCTAATTTAAGTGACTCAAGTGATATTGCTTTACACTCAAAGTTGGGAACAACATCCGAATTTACAACCGAGTACAACAACCCTACAACATCAGCACTTCAAACTGAGTATGAGGAGTTAGCAAGATTACTTGGTAATGATGTAGGTAATGTGCGGACATCGTTATTTGCAGTTCAAACAACTGCCAATAATGCAATGCCAACCGCAACGGCAAATAACACATTTGCAACTAAGACAAGTCTTTCAAACAATTACCTAACAAGCACTCAGATTGCAGGTTCTTACTACAATAAAACTGAATCTGATAACACATTTGTAACTCAAACAAGTCTTTCAAATAACTATTCTACAAGCACTCAGATTGCTAATAGTTATGCGACACAAACCTATGTTGCTAATCAAATTAGCAATTTGGGAGGAACAAATGTAAGTATTTTTAGTGTTGTAGGTTTAGATGCTACAGGAAGTGTTAGTATTGGTGGTGATTTAGCAGTAAGTTCAAACCTTAGCATTGGTCAGCATATAACCTGTACAGACTTAACTGCCTTAGACCTTATAAAAGGTCTGAGGGCAGAGATAGGAGATGGAACTCCAAATAAAAATCGACTAACCATTAAAGGGGATGCAGATTTTCAGGGAAAACTGCAAGTTGATGAATTAGAAGTTCAGGGACAAATGATTGTTCATTCATCTCAAGTTGTTCAAATTGAAGATGATTTTATTGAGGTAAATAGAAAGCAAGACGGGACAAATACTGCAGGGGTTGCAGGTTTACATATAAACCGGGGAAGTTCTATAGATAAAGCAATCCTTCAATGGCATGAAACTAATTCAAGTTTTGAACTTAAAGTAGGTGCTAATTTAGCAGGTTTAGACGCAGGAGCAGTTAAGTTTAAAAATACTTATCCTGCAGTTGCTGACTTACCAACTGCAACGACCCATCAGGGTATGTTTGCATATGAGCAAACATCTGCTCAAGCAATTTTCTCTAATGGAACTAAATGGGCATCAATTATTGACTCAGATGCAATGGGTACAACAACTGACTTTGATACTGCATTTACAAACGCACTAGGATAATGACAACAATACTTGAACATATTGCCGATGAAGTTGGTAAACAGATAAAAGCAGAAAGAGAAAGTCAGGGTAGCAATTTAACTGCAGACATAAATTCCATTTTAGAAATACTAAAGAATGGTGGATCATCGACCGATGTTGTCGCTGAAAATCTAAATGGACAACCATACATAACCCATTCAACTGCCCCTTCTTCATCACTAGCAGGAACTGCAGGAGCAATTATAACTCACCCATCAATGGGTGGGTTTCAAAGTAGCAGGTTAATTGGAGATACCCTCCCCACTTGGGATAGAACCTCAACAACCAACCCATCCTTCCTAAATCATCTAAATGATCAAGGTAAGATGTTAAACAAAACTTTCGTAAAAAATCATGTCGTAACGATTCAGAATAATGGCACAAGTGATGTTTTTTACATTGATGATGTTGAGACTCCAACCCTAGAACTTGCGAAGGGAAACCAATATATTTTTGATTGGTCTGATGACCTTGCAAATCCTTTTCGATTTTCTGAACTAAGTGATGGGACTAACTCCACCGGGGTTGAGCATACCAATGGGGTTGTGGTTGATTTAACGAACGGAACAACAACTTTTACAATCGTTGATGATGAGGTTGACCAACTTTTTTATTATTCAGATGCGACTTCCGGCATTGGTGGGGAATTAACTTTAAAAATACCTCCCTACCTAACATCAATGAACGATGGTCACGCAAGCAATACGGGGTCTCAGAATTGTGTTGGATTATTAGTCAATATGCTAAAGGAGGGGGTCAGTAGAAGAACTGCACCAACAGGGAAAGTTTTGTATATTTGTGATACTCCACCTAGCGATTATATGTTTTATGCTCGGAGTGGGTTTATCCAATTTCAATTAGAAATGGCATCTTATTGGGCCGGGTTAACATTGGAAGTCCCATCAGGTAGTCAAGTTGTCACAAGACAACCAAGTGACTTTTACAATGCTCAATATAACCATTTGGCATACAACCAAAGTTGGTTCTTGGGCGATCATTATGGTTACATCGAGCATGACCAATTCTTTAAAAATAACGCTTCATTAAGTAGCGTTACGGATTGGAAGAATTATTTTAACGACTACGATTGTGTAGTTATTCTTGGAGTAAGTAAAAGCGTTTGGTTTCCAAGTAATGTTATAAAAGGTTTAGCGAAGGCAAGAGACGAGGAGGCAGTTGGATTGCTTGGTTTCACAGATGATTCTTACTACACTCGAAATATTAACACCATTTTTGCCCCTTATAATATTTCATGGCAAGGCAGGTTCTCCCAATTAGGTACAACAGATCATTTCTTAGTTTCTGAACTAAAGGGTCAGGGTTTTAATCATAATTACTTATTTGATAATCTGCACGATGACTACCACTTGACCCACTCAATAACTGATTCATTTATAGCAATCAATGAGACAAATGGAAACTCAAATATTACTATTAACCTACAGATCGATCAACTTAGGGATGAGTTAACAACAATTGAGAATTATTCCCCGTCAGTTGATACGGAGTATAGAAACCTACTTGGCACTCTGTTGGGTGGAAATGATATACAGGTTACTGAAGATGAATTAATAACCATTACCAATTTAGGTAATGGTGTTTTTGTGTTTAGAAATGCTAACGGCATTTTTCGGACAATAAAATATAAAGACCAAGTGGGTGAAGGAGGAGACGATGTGTTTATCAGGGTTGATTCAAGCGGAAACACCATAAACACCCCTATTTCTAGTGAATATAACGCAAGCAAATCAACAATAGGAACAGGTTCTTATCCATATGATGGAAACTATCCCACAATTAAAATTGTCAAGTCAGGTGCTTACGCAAAGGGGTGGACAGATGTTAGAGCAATATCGCAACGCATAGATGACCTTCATACAATTGGTGAATATGCCTATGACGATTTACCCTCCTCTGCGGACAATTTTTCAGTAGTATTTGATTCCACCAACAATCAAAGATTATACTTCAATGATATTGGTTGGTATCGTTGCTCGGATGATAGTATATCGAAGTACACTCAGGTGGATGTTTTCATTATGTCAGGGCAATCGAACACCGGGGGAAATGGATTAATAAATGACCTTAGCGGAGTTAATGGGTTTAGTGGTCAATCATTAGACCGGGAGCAATATAATTACATGCTCTTAAATTATCACGATACCGCAAGTGACCAAACTTCAACTTTAAATAATTTATCTTTAGCAAAAATAAAACCGGGTCTTACAACCAAAAGTAACACCCTGCATGGTGCTGAAATTTCTTTTGCGGATTATTACCTTGAACGGACAGGCAGACCCGTTGCTATTATTAAGTATTATGTTGATGGTAGTGCCATTTCTAAATTTGACAAAACCAATAGTTTTGCTGAAACGGGGACAGGCAATCGAAATGCGTGGGATGGTCTTATCGACTCAATAACCTTTGGGTTACAGGAGTTGTCTGACAATAATATTGAATACACCACAAAGGGCCTGATTTGGTGGCAAGGAGAATCTGATGCTAATGAACCTCAAGCGAGTGCATATGGTACAAATTTAAGCACCCTCCTGTCAGATGTCAGAACCCACTTAAATAGTGCTAATCTTCCGGCAACTTTCATTCAGTTACAGAATACAACTGCCACGGACATAAACACGATTCAGGATCAGCAGAGAGATGTTGCCAATACTGATGCAAACTCAACTTTGGTCACCACTAACGGAATTACGGACTTAATGCTAGGTACGACTCATTGGACTAGTGCCGGACATGTTGAGATTGGAAATCGTTTAGCGGGGTCTTTGTACCGACTAATTAATGGCATTATAGATTGGTCACCAACTGACCTCACGACAAGCATCACAAGTTGGTTAGATGCATCTGAATCAACTGATGCATCTAAGGTTACTACCTCATCGGGATTCATAACAACATTGCACAATCAAGGTGCTACGGGAGGTGATTTGCTTCAGGGGAATACATCAATCCAACCTGAAGTTCTCGTAAACGGGATCAATGGGATGGATGTCGCTAACTTTGCGAGGGATGATGATAACTTGCGAAGCAATTTTGTTTCTTCCTCGTATGAAGGATTCTTGGATACTGCCGGAAATAATCTTACTGATCTGACAATGTTTGCCCTAGTTAAATATCCTGATGTATCTGCCATAAATGCGTCCGGCAATGGTCAATTATTCAGGCATCTCGGTGGAGCAACACCGGGAACGGGAAGTGTCCTCTATTCACATTGCCCTTTAAACAACACTACAAATACAACTTTCTTCAATTTAGATGGAGGGACACACCAAAATTGGAACACCAATCTTGCCTTACCTGACAATGAACCATTAATTTTAGAATTTACGAGGAGTCAGGCGAATAAAGTTCTAAATGACTCCATCAGACAATTTAGAATCAATGGGGGTTTAACTATTGGGACAAATATTGCCTCACTTAATGCAACTGATGGAACTACAGGCGTAACCGCAGGGGCAATTGAGTGGTCTCGTTTCTGTCAACATTATCTAGGTGAAATTATTGTTTACAAGGGTGCTATTACTGAAGAGATCAGGCAGAAAATAGAGGGTTACCTTGCCCATAAATGGCAACTTGCAAATAGTCTGCCATTAACCCATCCATACAAAATTGAGCATCCATGAGATGGATTCTAATATCTTTAGTTTGTTTGCTTTGCTCCTGCTCAATGAAATCT